CTTAATCATGACGGAGACCATCATCATGTCCCAGGCCAGGACTGAGGAGCGATCGCTCATCTCTATCAAGGTTGGCCAGGTTGGTTCCGATTCAGAGCGAAGTTACAACAGCGGCCTGAACTTTCAAAGGCAAATCTGTTTCTTTGTGGAGAAAATTTAGCACATGACCTTTGAAGTCACCAAACGCTTGTCCGAAGTTGGTTTCACTCTGCTGCAACTGAACACCATAGTCAGCACCCAGCAGCCAGTAATCACCACTTGCATCAAGGGCAATGGCTAACATTCTGTTCTGTGCGAGAAGTTTAATCTCGTTGCGCTGTGCGGTGGTAACTTTGTGCAGACGGGCAACAAGATCAGCTTCATAGAACACAGTTCCGTTTTCAGTTGAAGGAATGGTGCGCCAAGTCATGGTGCCTGTTTCCTTTTCCATTTCATATTTGAAGTAGCTTTTGCCACCACTCAAAGTGTGGGCAGAAACTTCGCCTGATGATTTGGTTAATGTAGATTTGGCATCGAACTCAACGAGCCAAATAGTTTTGATACCTGCGGCTGCGGTTTTGCAGTCAAGGGTAAATCCAGTTGTTAATACACAAGGCATATTCTTTTTTGTAAATAAAAGGAGGGTAGGGTATTTCCCCACCCCCCGGGTTAAACTTTCTCTATTCGGTTAATGATTAGAGTTTGAAATAAACAACTTGCTCAGGGTAAGCAATCTGCGTTCCATATTTGAAAGCAGCGTGGAATTGTACACGACGCTCGAAAGGATTGAATACGAATTCGTACTCTTCCTCTTCGTTCATCATGTCAGTACCCAAGAAGAAATTGCTCCACAGACCAGCAACGATTTGATTAGTACCGTTGATACCATTCAAACCGTAGATTTTGATACCGCTGATAGGGTCAATCAATTCCATTCCGGCTACTTCGTTAGCAGGGTAGTGGAACAGGTTAGCACCAACCAACCACTGACGATACAGACGGAAGGTATCAGTACCCATAGCGATGAACAGGTCAGATTTGTCCAACAGAGCAGCAGGGATAACGCTGTAAATGGTAGCGATGATGTCATCGATGTTAGAAGCAGTGATTGAAGAATAAGCACCACCTACGTTACCACGTACGGGGTCACCAGTACCACCGAAACCAAGGCTGTCAAGAATGGTCAAGAAACCATCCCAAAAACGATTGTTGCCAGTTCCAGTTGATACGTTACCCTGCCATATTGCAGTTTCCAAAGATTCAGCGATTTTAGCAGCTTTTTCGTTACCGATTTGGTCGGTGAATACTCCCATGTCGATAGCTTCACCAGCAGCAAGAGCAATCTGAGTGTATTTGGTTTCAAGGTCTTTCGGACACAAAGTTTCCTGAACCTTTACTTTTCCAACAGTCAGAGTGCGCTGTGAGATTGAAGTGTTACCGCTGGTCTGATAAGAACAGCTGTCAGCCTGAAAAAATACATCGCTTGAAAGCAGAGGCAGAATTTCAGCAGATTTAATACCGGGAAGAACCTGTCCAGCACCCTGCAACAGAGTTGCAGTTTTAGAGGTGAACATCGCTTTGGTCAGAAGCGCAGTAGATTCTTGTTTGGTGTAATTACTAAGACCAGTTACGTCAAATGCCATGATTTTATTTTATTATTTGATTGATTTAATTGCGGAAACAAAGCCAAGAAAATTTCCTTCTTTTTCTGATTTAACTGAACCGATTGGCTTTTTGTTCGGCTCAGGGGTAGATGCTGCAAACTTTTCAAACACGCTGAAAGTTTCTTCAACTTTACCAAGCACGTTTACAAGTGCAGTTTCAAGGGTAGCGATTTTCGCTGCCAGTTCTTCGTTAGCGGCTCTTAAAGCGTCGAACTGCTCAACGGATGCAAATTGATTTTCAACCTCAACTTCTGCTTCAACGGCAGGAGCTTCTTTTGTTTCAATCATTTCAACCACACCATCTTTGGTAGTTACCAAAAGACCAGTTGTGGTTTCATGCACTCCATCGGGAGCAGGAACAATGCCTTCTTCGCCTTTAACGGATAACATCATTCCGGCTGCAAGTTCTTCGCCTTCAAAAACTACGATAGTTCCGTCAACAAGTGTCAACTCACCAAACGCAATCTCAACGGCAGGAACTTCGCTGAAACGCTGCTTAACCTCTGACATAAATGCTGTCAATGAGGCTTTCATTTC